GCCATATACTATGAGTGGGTTATCTCCGTCTTTGAATTGGATGGTGTAGGTTTGTCCGTTGTAGGCATGATATGATGTGTCTGTTGATGGGTAGTTGATGCTAACGCCTGAAAGTCCATTTTCAACTACGCTATAAAAACGGATATAATGTGTTGTTGCGCCTGTTGTAAATGGAGTGTTAGTATAGTACCTTGAATACTTAATATAACTCTTATCAGCACCATATTCAATGATATAGATGTTATTGTCTGACTTTATATATATTGTTTTATTCGGTTTTACAGGAACAGGATTTTTGCTTCTCTCTCCAATTGCTGCCACATTCTCTCCTGTTATTGTGTCTATTCTTCCACTTTCGGTTATTCCATCCCATATATTAATCCCAGTAACACTCACATTAACCTCATCCCATCCGATGATTGGGCGAATATTCTCAGGGCTTGGGTCTCCACTGCCTTCTTGCACTGGCTCGATTGCTACTTCCAGCTTTGGCATAGACAAATCACTTCCATCGTTAAAACTTGCAATTTCAACATCCTCTATCTCTTTAAGCAGATATGCATTTGATGGAAGTGGTACATCTACATCAACCTCATTATATCCAGTTCCAGTAGGAGCTGTGTAAGTGCCGTTCTGAGTGACTGTAAGCTCATCTAATACAGGTGCAGGAACATTTACTATTACTGGATCATATACCACTCCATCTTCATGATACCTTCCATTCTCAGTAACACTAAGTCCTTCTACCTTAGGGTCTCTGTCATCCTCAAGCTTCTTAGCTAATAAAATATCAAAGTAATTCATATTAGCCTCCTATCTTGTTCCATGTTGTACCATCAAAGTAATAGAAGTTACCAGTATCAAGCTCTAAATAGATACTATTAACAGCTACCATCTCAGTAGGCTTAACATCTGTACTCAGCCCTCTATAGTCAGCTCCACTTCCATTTAATACTATAGCCATTTTACATATCCTCCTTATCAACTATATCAACATTCACTTTATCTTCCTTAAGTCCTACCTGATACTCAGCAGCATTATTAGCATCTATCCAGTTAAGACTCATATACCTCTTACCAGCAAGCTCAGGAAGAGGTTTAAGACCAAGTGCTACACGTTTTTCATTTTCAAAAAGTCCACCAGTAGGGCTAAGCTCTTTAATCATCTCAAGAGTCTGCTCCACTGTCATAAATATTAAATCTTTAGGATAAAGTTCTATCTTGTTTCCAAAAGCTCTTTCACGGCTTGTAAAGAGTTTCTTAGTCATTGCCTGACTTATATTTATAATAAGTCCTTCCAGCGTTTTCTGATAAAATGCATTATACTGTTCCTTAGTGTAGTCTCCTGTCAGTATGCAAAGTGGAACTCCAAAGTTCCTCAGTATTTTCTCATCTATAAATTTAAGTGTAGCCTCATCCACTAGACTTACTTGCTTAGGTAGAGGAGTAAATTCTGACTTAATATCAAGTGGTAAAAATCCACTTTCTGAGTTTCTAAGTTTCTGCTCAAGTTCCTGAAGAGCTATCTTAGTCTTACCTTCATCAAGCATAGTGTTATACTTAATTACTCCATTAACTGCATATGAAGCTTTCATAGCCTTAGCAACTCCCTGAAGTAACTCTTGATTAAGCTGGAGTGTACCAAGCAGAGCTTCATGGTCTGGCTGACCCATAATATTGCCACCCATATACTCATTAACTGAGTAGTTGTACTTTATATGAATTACATCATCGTATCTGAGTGTAGTGGTTGAGCCATCCCAAAACCAAAACTTCACAAATAACCTTCCTGAAGCATCCTCAATAAAGTCCACCTGAGTAGGCTTTATAGGATATAGAGCCTCATAAAACCTACGCTCAGCCCCGGTCTTTTCATCCACCCAGGTATAATAAGTAGGTATAATGAAAGCGTTATAGTTCATGAGGAGCAGATACATAGTCTTCTCAAGAAACTCTGAAGTAGTCATAAGCTGATTAGGATTATTAAGTATATCCTGAACATTACCCTTCACAGGAACTGGATCATTATTAATAATCCTTATATGAGTAGGGTTAAGCTTCTTCATCTCATCCACTATGCACTTTAATGCTTGCTGCACTACATCTGAAGCATAAATATCAGTGCCAAACTGTGAATATATTGGCAGCATCCCATCTAGGCTAGGTGCAAAACTTTGATTTTTTGGGCCTTTTTGAAACAATTTACTAAACCAGCTCACTTCTAAGCCTCCCTCTCAACTATCGTTTTAAAATCAGTTCTATATCTTCTATACATTTCATAAAGTATGGCTAAGCTAACAGCTCCATCTATACGCTTCTTAGTTTCAAGCTTTACTATTAAGCTTCCATTGTTATCAACTTTCAGTCCGGCATTACCAAAGCACCATTTATCTACTTCATGATTGTTATAATAAATAAGTTTATGTTTAAAGTCAGACTCAGTAAGCTTGATGGCATTAGTTAGAGTCTGAGCGTTCTGATTAATCATAATCACATCAGAGCTTTCATCCTTCCCGGTCTTAAACCATCCATAATACTCCATACGCTTAAGCCAGTCCTTGCTAAACCTTTGATCATATCCACACTTCCAGAGCTTTATATTTACTCTCTCATATAGTGAGTAAAACCAATCTGCTACTATTGCAAGGTCTACATCAGCTCCTTCTGTAATAGTCATAAGACCTTCCTCAGCCCATTCTTTATAGTGCGCTCCAGCTATCTTATCATCTGCTTCTATGAGCTTGTTCTCAGGGATAAAGTAGTGGCTCACTATATACTTCCTAGGATCATTAGGCTTCATCAGTAGGACCTTAGCACTTACTAAGTCAGTTGTTTCAGCAAGGTCAACTGATCCAAGTGCAAAACTACCTCTAAAGTCTTCCAAACTATATCTACACTCATAGTTATAGTCTTCAAGGTTCAGCCAACTCTCAGCTGCATTTTGTTTTATGTTGAAGTCCTTACTGAGTACAAATATCCTATCAGACTTACTTTGTCTTGCCAGTGCTACTTGTTCTTCCAAGTAATCCCACTTCTTAACTGTTCCTAAAGTTGGGTTAGACTTCATCCAGAGTCTGTTATTTCTGTTACCATTCCATACCTCAGACTCACTGTCCTGAGTGTATAACCAGGGTAAGAGTCTTTCTGAAGCTGGATCATCAGCCTCTTTATTTATGACAGCTCTTGCTCTTACAAGTTCATCATCAAGGTATCCATCAATTACAAATCCTTCAGTAGTTATGATAATAAACTTAGGATTTTCTTTTAATGACTGAGACTGTTCTATAGATTTACCAATAGTGTTATCCTTCATCTCATGTACTTCATCCACTATGGCAAAATTAATGTTTCGCCCTTCCTTATTCTTTGTTCTGGATGAAAGCTTGAATATCTTAGTATTAGTAGTCTTATTGAGTATAAATCTCTGATTACGCTTAGTATCAAGGTCATTAGGATCAATAAGCTGCCTCATAGTATCTATAGCATCATAGACTATTGAAGCCTGAGCATCATCATTACTTGAAGCAACTATATCAGCTCCAGGGCTACCAACTATAAACTCAGCCTCAGCAAGTGCAGAGCTTGTCTCACTCTTAGTATTTTTCCTTGCTATCAGAAGTAAGAGCTTCTTAAATCTATCCAGCTCAGTATCAGCCATCTTGAAGCTGTAAAACGCTTCTATCAAGGCTTTCTGCCATAACATCAGAACCATTGGCTTATTATAAAATGGACTCTTAGTAAGTCTTACACAGTTCTCCATAAAGTCCATTCTCAGGAGTGCATCTGACCTATCATAAATGTATCTGTCTAAAGTCATATCTTCAGCCAGATTATCCAGCTCTGCCCAAAGCTCCTGACCTATAAGTATATCTCCAGCTTCAGCTTCTGCTCTATATTTCAGCAGATAACTGTTATCAGGAGTCCATATAGTTCTGTGGTTAATTAATATGCTCATTCATCCACTTCCTCAGAGGGCTATCCTCCTCAGTTTCATCTGATCCAGTTGCTTTCATCAGTATCCTTACAATATTGGTATACTGTTGAAGATACTCTTTATATAGCTTGGCAGCTGGAGTCAGCTTTTGCTTAGTGGTATCAGTTGGGTGGACTTTAATCTTAGGTAAAGCCCTTAACTCATCTAACTGTTCTTCCAAGTAAACCATCTCTGTTACAAGAGGAGCATAAGCTGTATCATTATTCAGGAGTTTTAATAGCTCTTTCTTTCTACTCAATTCTCAGTCCTCATAAGCACTACAGTACAAGTCAAATAAGCTGCTTCATACATTCCTGTATCGTCATAGAAATAGCCTAAGACTTTTAATGATGGCTGATATCCAGGTGCAATTATAATAGATGCATTAGGGTATACCATATCTGTACTATCTGTCTTATACGCATACAACTTTTCATTATTACTTATCTGCTGATTTACAGCTAATACAGTATATTTACTAACATCATCTATACTCAGCTCTTCCAAGTCTTCAGCATCATACTCCCAGACAGCCACTGATCCTGAGCTGGTTAACTTGCTATCAGTCTTGATAACTTTCACATCAACCTTATTCTTATTTTCATCAAACATATACATAGTTACAGTGACCTCCAGTTTTATTTAATTATTTTTCTATTTTTAAATTCAAAAATCTGAATTTTTGACTTTCTGTGAAAAATAAG